TCTTTCGCCATCGCCATACACCCGGCGATTATCTGCGAGCGTTTCAGACTGTGGTTATCGGTACTCACATCGTAGGCCGTGACATAATGCGCGGCCTTCTGCGTCCATACGTCTGCGGCGGCGGCGTTCATGTCGAAAGAGTAGCCGGTCACATAGCGGGACAGTCCAGTAGTATCAGTTCCAAATGTCACTACACCGCGTGGATAGTCAACGGTATAAGCGGCAGTACCAACCGTTCCGCCCGTGTCATCTTGCACAATGAACCGGGCAGTACCGCCACTGGTGGATTCCAGGAAGCGGCGGGCGCATTGATAGTCGAAGTATGTCAGGCTCCCCCCGCTTCCCGTGATTGGCAAGGGCGCAAGGCTTTCGTGCCGGAACGATGTAACGTGCCGGTCAAGAACGGCCTGTAATTGATCGTCTGTCCAGTAGGCAGACCCGTTGACGGTGTATTCCGCACTCCCGGCATTTGCCAGGCCGCGCAGGGTCAAGAGTAAGTCAGCCATCGAAGCACGAGCGCTCATTATCCTAACTCCAGTTTATGTTCTACGCCGAGTTCCGCCAGCACCAGCGCGGCAATATCGGCCTGGTCTGTGCAGGCTTCGACCTTCGCCAGCATTGGCGCGTACTTGGCGGCCTTGAAGTGCTTGGCGAGTTTGGTTCTGATTGCTTTCGCCTTCGTCTTTGTGATCTTTTCGGATTTGGTATTATTCTGGGATGGCATTCTCGGCCTCCACAATCTCGCTCAAATACACCCAATCAGGGTCGGCGTCTAACAGGTCGCGCTTCTCCGGCGACGTATGCACCAGCACCAGGGCGACGGTATTCTGTCCCTGATAATTCGGCGTCACAAGCAAAATTCCGCCAGCAACTTCGTCAATCGTCTCGTCGAAGGATAGTCCCCAACCGACAAAAACACGCTCGGTCTTACCTGTTGGATTGCCATCCATGTCCAGGACGGGTCTATCTTCAAACCGCTCCAGCCGCTGGGTACGTTCGACCTGCTTGCCAGTTGGATATTTGATGTCTAATGCCTGGTCGCCGTCCTTTGGAAAGACGATCAGATTGTTTTCGAAGGGAGCAATGAAAAGATATTTACCCATGTTACACAACTCCCAACTGCGCGTATTCACCGCTTGTGCCTTTGGCGTAGATGTTGTAATTGTCAATGCTGTTGGCAGAGTAGGTGCTGAACAACCCGTGCAGAACATTGTCCTTCACACCTGCATCGGCAACGGTGAACGTGCCAACCAGCAGGTTGTTGTAGTACACCCGCCCGACTCCATCGTTGATGTCCACTCGGAGCATGTAGCCTGCGCCATAGGTGACTGCGCCGCTGAGGACGTTGGTGTACGTTCCAGCCACGCATTTATCTACAATGACATTTGTACCATCGCAGTAGACGATGATGAAGTTTGCCGGAGTAGTTGCATCGTCCAGACAGAGTACCAATCCTGCTTGCGTTCCAGCAGTCAAGACCAAATCCACGCTCGCCACGACATCGGGGGTGGATTCGGAGATGGAGGTGAAGAGGGAGGAGAGGGTGAGGGGCTTTAGAGTAATGTTATCCCACGTTGCAATTTTCCCGGAGGCCATGTCCCTGTTATGGATAACATTTGTCGTAGCATGTAACGCTCGCCATCTGTGGTTTATCGTGACAGGCGTTTCTGATGTTACGACGGTATCGTATGTTGCACCTAATGTCTTTGACCTAAATCCAACAGACGCACCAGCATTAACGTTGGCGTCAAATTGTAGCGCATACCACGTATTCACAACTAAATTTGCGTTCAAGTCAGCTGCACTATTTAGCGCTTCTGTTGCCCCATCGCTATCGCCGCCCGAAACGAATGTCACTACTAATTTATTTCCGACATTTGTAACTGTGTTAGGAGAATAGGGCGACCAGGCATATGTGCCACTTGCGAATGTACCCGCTCCCGCATCAAACATATCCGCCCCCAACGTCGGTGTATTGACCAGCGCACCGCCCACGATTGCCCAGGTTCCACCAACCCACGTCTTGCCTGCGCCTCCAGCACCAACTGTCACACCTTCGGGATGACCAAGTCCGTCCGTGGTTGGGTATGTGCCACCGAACCCGTCGCTGGACAGAGGCGCTGGCAGCTTGAGCATGACGGGAATAATGAAGTTATCGGCTTCGATGGTGGCGTTATAGTCAGAAATGCCGAAATAAAGCGAGGTACTGGTATTCGTTCCCCACTTCCCGAAATATAACCAGTTCGTGGAGATTTTGATGTAGAGATGAGCACCACCCCCTTGGGCGCAGATGAGACAGATTGGGTATTCGGTGGCATCAACGGCTGCATAAACCACCGGCCCGGTCGCAGCTTCAATGGCCGAAAGATTATCGTCTCCAATCATAATGGCATTAGCTGTTACGCCGCTTTTATTGGTGCTATATCCAAGCGTACTATAATAGGTTGTATCCGCAACCTTTATCGTCCCATACGCCCTCTGCCCCACGACACGGGTGATGGCAACATCCAACCACAGTCCAGGGTCGCCCCAGGCGGGTGTGGTGCGCGGGGATAGCAGCAGTTTCCCGCCAGCGATGGACAGTTTACCGTCTGTGTCTACAACGGTGCGGGTGCTGGGACCGGGATTGCAGGCAGTACCGTTGATCGTACCCGTAGCACGGTCAATGGTAAACAAATCGCGCGCTCGATAGAGCCGTTTGGCAAGTCTGTTGAGCAGCAGGTTCATGGTACTCCAAAACAAACATGATATAATGTCATCGTTTTAGTTATCAATCGGAGGTCGTTATGCCAAGTGTCAATCTTATCAAAAATCGGTTTTGCCCGGTCTGTGGAGAAAAGTTTTATGCTTCTCCAAAACGTCTTATCCGCTCCAAAGGCGTTCTTTATTGCTCGCGAGAGTGCCAAAAAAATGATCCTAAAAATGGGCTGAAGCTCGCCAATCGCCATTGTAAAAGATGCGGAAAGCCATTTTATGCAAAGAGGGTTGATACCGAACGGGGTTATGGGCATTATTGTTCCAAAAGTTGCAGTTCTTTGAGTACCGTGCCTAGAGGCAAGAATCATTCCCGCTATCGAGGGGAAATGAACAATCATGGTTATATTTATTCTGTTGCCCCAGAGGGCCATCCAAGAGCGACTAAACATGGATACATTGCAAAACATACGCTCATTATGGAAACACATCTTGGGCGCTATCTCGTTGCCGATGAAGTTGTTCATCATATCAATGGCATCCGAGATGATAATCGTTTGGAGAATCTGCAACTGATGAAAGTCGGCGAACACCATTCTTATCACTCCAGTTCTCGTATCTATACAAAGCTTGGACAGAATATGAATTGTCCTATTTGCGGAATTGAGTTTTACCGTTTTCCGCATAGTCTCCAAATGACCTGCTCGCGCAAATGTGGTCAGGTTTATCGCAAATTACGATATAGCGAGATAACATAAATCGTCTCCAGCATTGTCGCAAATGCGATAGAAAATTGACAAATTCGACGCAGGTATCCAGCCAGTATCCTCACCAGCCGAGAGCTCCAGACCGGTGGTTGTGTCAGTCGTGCCATCCGGTTTAGTGACAGATGCACCACCTACGTACACATTTCCCGCATTGCTCAAAACAGCACGGAAGCGGACGAATTTACAAGCCACGTTCGGCAATTGTAGAGCAGTGGCCGATCCTTGCAGTTCACCGCACGCGACAGTTGACAGCCCGGGTGGGTGGATATTGGTCTTGACCACCACCTCATTGGCATTGGCGGTTGCTTGGTCAATGCCAACCTTACCGACGAGGGCGGTTCCGGCCAGCAGAGTTACGTCACCGATGTCAGTCGTGGGAGTTGCAACCAGGGCAGTACTTATGGATCCGTCAACGATATTGACATTCTCCTCGGGGCCGCCGGGATTTCCAAGTCTAATAGTTTTAGTTGTCATCTTATTACTCCTTGTCGCCTATTCCGACTTATCCGCCGGGGCGGGGCGTCCCTTCTCGGCCTTGCCGTATTTCTTCCCTTCCAACTCGGCTACGCGTTCCCGCAGCGCCCGAATTTCGGCGCGTGCGGCGAAGTCGTGCTGAGTCGGGAAGTTCTGTTCGCTGAAGAATTCTTCGATTAGGATTTCTTGCAAAGTTTTGGTGTCCATAAAACGACTCCTTTCGTCAAATTTTCTCATTGGCTTCCAGTTTCGCCAACGCTTCCCGCATCACTTGCAGGCGTTCTTGATAGCCGTGAAAGCCCAGGATGACCGGATGCGGGCAGGGGTTGACGTAATCCACCGAGTTCCACTCCGCGCCGATGGTAGCAATCAGCCCGGTTTCCTTTCCGACTTCGGCAAATGCGCCCTGTTCCAGCCAGGGGAATTCTGGCTTTCCGGGATACTTCGCCAACCACTTGTCGAAAAAGATTTTTACCTCATCACAATTCGAGACAGCCAGCACCCCGACGTTGTGGTGTCCGAGTATCTGCCCGTTCTGTTTCAGGTCATGCCAGACCGCCCCAACCTTTCCGGGGACAACAGCGGTACGGATATCCACAGACAGGTCAGCGATAATCACATCCGCGTCAAGCCAGATGATGTTCCGATAGCGCTTTACTTCCATCGCTTTGCGGATCAGGGCGACTTTGCCAAATCCAAGCGTGCTATCCTCAACGCGGTACTGGTCAATATCAGCCAGGATAGTTTGGAAATCGACCTTATGACGCAGGCAGTAATCCACGTTGCGGGTCATGGTCAGCGCCATCATGCGTCCGTGTTCGGAGTTCTTGCCGCACTGCTGGAGTATGAGCGTGTCATTATCTTCGCGCGGTTGTGCCGGGACAATGGCGGCCTTGCGCGCCTTGTCCGCCTGGACCTTCTCGTTAATTATTGCGAGTACCGGCTTCCAGTATTTCTCTGCAATCAGATCCGCGTCAAACGCCATCGCCCCGGCGCGTGCCTGCGCCCGTAGTTCCAGGTTATCCCGCTCCGCACAGGCCAGTTCCAGCTTCTCGTAAATGGCGTGCCAGTGCGGGTCGAACATGTAATTGTCCAGGAAGTTCCACCAGGGTTCGGCGTCTTTTTTGTCTACCTTCCATCCGGCGAATAACAGTTCTGGCATGGATGTCCAATCACCCACAATAACCGGGCAGCCAGCCGCTTGCGCTTCGATGATCGGAATTCCAAAACCTTCGCCGAGCGAGCAGGCCGCCAGGACGCCGGATGAGTTGTAAAGTGAGTTCATAAACTCATCTGGGTAGCCGTTCAGCATAACCTGCTGGTCTGGGAAGAAAACATCCACGCCGATTTTCAGGCCGAGATTTTCGATGTACGGCGGCAGGTTGATCCCGCCCAGGCCGCCATCGTGCCCGTCCGTGCAATGCAGGTACAGGGCGGTGTCGGGGTGTTTTTCGTGAAGTTCTTTGAACGCCCGGATGTTCTGAATAAATGCTTTTCTGCTTGGGTTGCCTTTGTTCATGGCAACCATCGAAACGATGAATTTATCATCGGGTATTTTCAAGGGGATATGGTCATTGAATTCTTTGCGCGCCAGGGCACGATCCATCGGGTAGATAGCCTTCGTGTCCACGCCCATCGGGACGTAGTGCGCCGACAAGCCGACCTTCTCGCATTCGGCGAGCGCAAACTTGCTGTACACGATCCTGTCAAACGCTACGCGGACGCGAGACTCAACTGCTTTTGGCATGGGTTCGGAGTCCACCGGGAACCAGGGGACCCAGCGGGTATTCGCAAACATGGGCGGCTCTACCACCCAGGTATCAATATTGGTCAGGAGAATGTCGGCTCCGGCAGCATTGGCGTTATTCGCGGCCACATCCAGCCCATACGGGTGGAAGCCGACGGGGAAAACGAGCATCCCATCCAGGTTGAGCGTATGGCCTTGCAGACCGTAAAAGGCAGTCATACTCTGCTCGTATCCAAACGCTTTCAGGCGTTTAATGAACAGGCGGGCTTGCACGCCATAACCAGAGGGTGCCCAAGTTGCATTCGATAGCCAGTGCATCCCCATTTTGGGGGAAGTTGGATTGACAACTTGCGGTTTGGGGGATTTTCGTTTGCTCACGTTTCGCAACTTTCTACACAGGAGGGCGTTTCGCCCTCCTGTGTGCTAAATCAGGAAATTAACGGCCTTGAACGTAGGTGATATACACCTTGTTCTGCCCTGCGGCGGCCATCGTGCCGATGCGGAAGCCGATCCAGTTGTCACCAGGAACGACTGCCGAATCAACGCTGCCNGAGACCAGGCACATGGCCGGGAACGTACCCCCGCCCGTGCCGAAGGTCGTACCGATGGTNGCNACNGGGACAATCGTCCCGTTGGCNGCGTTCAGCGTGCCATACATCAGCACGCCGGTTCCGGCCACCATCGCGGTGGCAATGGAAACCTGCCACTCAAGGATCGTGATCGCGCCCTGTTTGGCAGGGACGTGGAACATCGGGGTCGGGATACCATCCGCCAGAGTACCNGGGAGGGTCACACAAACNGCTTGAACATTGAAAGCGTCAGACATGGTTCACCATCCTTATGCAACCGGCAGGGTCGCAAATCCGGCGACGCCGACGCCCAGGTTGGGACGCCAGACGCCGTGAGCGTAGAGGGCGGACATGTTCAATTCGACGCCGCGCCGCGACTCGTCGCGCTGGGCGCGGATGCGAATCGGGCGACGCCAATCAAGCGCGAGCGCCTCAGCCGGGAACACGCCGCCGGTGAACCAGGCGGTTCCGCCTGCGCCGTTGACCGCCGGGGTTCCGGGGTAGACCTGCACAACGTCAACACCCATGAATTGCTGGACAAAGCCCTTGCGGGTCATTTCTTCGGTGTACTGCGGGGCTTGCGTCATGGTGGCCGCACCGGCTACCGAGGCGGAGGCAGCCAGCTTGAGGTACTGGTATCCGTGGCAGACGTAGACCAACGGAACGCCGCTGGATTTGTTGACCTGGCGAGCCGCGCCAATGGCAGCGGCCACATGACCCCAGGCCAGGGCAGAGCCATACGCGCCGAGGGTAGCTCCGGTCAGGCTGGCAATGTCAATCAGGAGATGTTCCTGCAACTTGTCGCCGGCCGCAAATGCAAGTTCTTTGGCAGCGTCAATCAGGATGTTTTCCGGGACATTGCCGCTCGAATCGGCGCGCTTGTCGCTGATAAAGAATTGCAGACCGATTTCGATGGGAGTCAAGGTCTGGTCAGCAGAGGGGATGAAGGATTGCGAAGTCAGGTCGTCGCCTTCCGCGATCGTTCCAGCCACACTCTGGTTGTACTTGTACCCAACACGCGGGTTCGCCCCGCTCATGTCGTTGAACGTTTTGACCAGGGAGGGCATCACGTAGGTTTCGCGCACGACGAAGATCGCTTCGTCTTGCACGTTCTGCGCGATGGATCCCAGATCGGAATAGAGATTCAAACCGGCCATAAAGGCCTCCTTGTGTTATCCACGCTTAAGTCCGAGACGGATTCTGTGTTCGTCATCGGTTTCGCCTGTCTGCGGTGCGCTTGGGTTGGTTGGATTCAACGGGGGGGCGACTTTGACGGGCATCGCTGCAAGCATTATGGCAAGATCAGCTTCCATTTCCTCGCGAGTATCACCCCGTAAACGGGCGGCGAGTTCTGCGGGTAACTTGTCTCTGACCACGTCCCGGCGGAGAATGTCAAGCCTTGCGGACTTTGCTTCGGCTTCGGCCTTCTCTGCACGCTGATTGGCCTTCTCAAGTTCGGATAATTCTGCCTCGTGGCGGGCTTGCTCCGCCGCTTCCAGTTTGGCGAGTTTCTTGGCAGTGGCAACCTTTTCGGCCTCCATCGCTTTCGCCTTGCTCTCCCACCAGGCCGCATCTTTCACGGGTTCGGCGGGGGGCACTGATACTGGTTCGGTTGTTACGGGGTCGGCTACGACCGGCAGGGTTTCGGGGGTCGTGGCTGTCGTAGGATCGGCAGCGGTTGGTTTAGCCATTTTGATATTCTCCTTTCGGATAACAAAAAACCCGCCTCCGAATGGAGACGGGCTGTGTCCGGGCTTTCGCCCTTCGTTTCGCTCGATTATGCGCGGGGTTTATCCCGCTTGAATTGTTTGCAGCTATGCCATTTGGTTTGGCCTATTCCTGCTGTCACCCGGTCACACTATCCGGGTTGCCCTCTGTTAGAATTGTTTTCCATAGTGGGCAATGCAATAATTTATTTTACCACTGTTTTGGTGTCTTGCAATCCTTCCACCTGCCCTTGTTTCACTTGCCAGCAGACGGGAGCGCCCTTCTCGTCAATGGTCACGGTGATCGTAACCATCTGCGCGGGGCTGTCTTCCACGAGTTGCACGACGCGGGCTATCAGCCGCTCAAGCTGGGTCATTTGCGGAGTCCTTGAAAAATGCGCGCGATGGAAGTTACGGTATATTCAAGCGGCGTTATCTCAGAACTTTCTTGAAGCGGGGAAACGAGTAAATGAGTCAATTCGTGGATAACAACATATTCAATTTCTTTTTCATCCATGTCATGCCCCTTTTTTAGATTGATATAAATAACCGCCTCAAGATACTTGAAATTAATAACCGTGTAACCAATGCAATCCTCTCCCGCTTCCTTCGGCATATCTTCATGGCAATCGTAGTAATACATAGTCAGTTTCCAACCGTAATGCTTGACCATGTATGTCCAACGCTTGAATTGGCGCTTGAATATCTTTAGGACTTCGGCGCTAGTCATTTAAATGCTTCCAAATATGCGCTTATTGAAAACTTCACGTTCCCGACAACACCGTCTACCCATACTTTCGGAAAATCCTCATATAATTCTTCTTTGCTTATCAGCCCTATCGGAATGTCGTGTTTCCACATCGCAATGGTAACATCCATCCATTTTTTCCCTTGAGCATACCCATTATTAATAGACACCCCTCCTTTTCCGGTGCTTTCAAGTATGAATAACTCCTCTGCCATTTTTTCAGAGAAATCGCCCTTGAATTCTGGCTGACAGAATTGTTTGTACATTTCTGATTTCTGACGCCATTTTTTTGTTGTCATTGTTTACGACTCCGAATAAAACTCTACTCGCAGATTGCCGTTCTTGTAATCATCTTTTGTTGGAGACAAGACCAGTCGCTTTTTGCAAACAGCAATCATCGCGTTCCAGCATATTTTTAAGTTTTCCTCTCTGGTTCGTCCGAAATTACTGCTAATATCAAATGGATGCGCATACGCTGGATAATAAGTGAGTCTTACGCCTATTCTATTCATTGCGCACGTTCTCCGCGTGTTCATCCTCCGGCAACAACGGCGACTGATTATCGAGCGCATTCCCAAATTGCACCTTCGGGAAAATACGCGCGGCGGGGTCAATGTCAACGTCACAGACGCACGGGCCAGGATACTTGAGCGCCTCAGCAGACATCCATCCTGCCACTGTATTGTTCAGTATGCGTAAGCACCGAATCCCATAGGCAGCCGCAACCCGCTGAAAATCCGGGGAGGAATACCCGCCCGCTTCGTCCGTTGCTTCGTACCGGCTTTCATACAGTTCTTCCTGGAATTGCTTGATAATCCCGTAGGAATGATTATTCAGGATGAACACCTTTACCGGAATATCGTAGTGCGCCAGCGTCTGCAATTCCTGGATGTTCATCTGCATCCCGCCGTCGCCAGTGATGGCAATTATCGGCTTTCCCGTTGCGTAGTGCGCGCCGATCGCGGCGGGCAGGGCGTATCCCATCGCAGAAAAGCCGAAGTCCGAGAATGTCCGCTGATTACCGCGAATTGTCATTGCTTGTTGCGCCCATGAGAGATTAGCCCCGGAGTCGGTGACGATTATCGCGTCGTCAAGGAGTAGGCCACAGAGTTGGCAGATAAAATTTAGCGGCTGAATTACTCCCACTTCGCCCGCCGGGGTAAGCGGCGTCACCATCGGATATTTCTGCTTCCATGCGGCGATGCGGTCATACCAACCAAATAATGGCAATCTCGTTGCAATGCTGATAGATGTACATCTTATCGCCCGCAAGAAATCCAGCGCATCCGCACAGATGGTCACATTCGGCTTGCACGTCTTTTCCATCTCGCCCCGGTCAATATCCACCTGTACCAGTTTTGCGCCCGGCGCGAATTTTGACGGGTTGCCAGTCATGCGCCCATCCAGCCGCGTGCCAATTGCAATTATCAGATCCGCGTTCTGTACCGCCAGATTCCCCGCCCGCGAACCGTACACGCCGAAGGTATCCACGTACAGCGGGTGGTCGTGTGAGACCAGGTCAAGCGCCGCCCAGGATGGCAGACAAGGTATCCCGGTCATCACAATAAACTGCAACAGTTCCACCCGTGCATGACGCGCGCCCTGCCCGTAAACGACAACCGGGCGCTTTGATTGCGCAATCAATTTGACTGTCTCGGAAATCCCGTAATCAATATGCGGCTTTTCGGGTGCGGCTGGTGCATATTCTATCAGGGTATCCGGGTCAATCTTTGCCCGCAAAACATCCATCGGAATGTCGAGCAGAACAGGCCCAGGACGCCCAGACTGAGCCAACCACGCGGCCTGTTCGAGCGCAAATTGAATATTGCCGGCATCTGTAACCTGCCGCGCCAATTTCGTGATTGGCCTGACAATGCTCACAATGTCCGTCTCTTGAAAGCCGCGTTGTCTGACTTGCATCGTGCCGCGCGCCTCGTAGGTGGGGACTTGCCCGGTGATGTAGATCACGGGGATAGAGTCGAACCAGGACGCGGCAATCCCGGTTATCAGGTTGGTCGCGCCGGGTCCAGACGTGGCGATTGCACACCCCAACCCGGCGAAACGGGCGTAACCGTCCGCCGCCATTGCCGCGGCCTGCTCGTGCTGGGTACAGATGTATTTTATGTCTGTCCGCCCGTGGAAGGCGTCAAACAGCGGCGCGATAAATCCTCCCTGAATTCCAAAAATCGTTGTAACTCCTTGATTTACCAAGTAGTTAAGAATATAAGTTGATACGTTCACAGGGATTCCTTTCACTCAATCGGCTCATTCGTCACCGGGTTGTCGTCGCCGATAACATGGGGGAGTTCCACGCAGCGACAATTCCAGATATGCGCCGTCAGGTCAGTAAGGCTTTCACCCGCTTCGTGGAATGTTCCGTGATTCTCCGCGCAACTTTCGCACGTTCTGTCATCCACCTGCGCCCACCATGTCCAGCCGTCTACAATGTTCGAATTCTCTAGCATCGTGTTGTGGCTGGTCTCGCGGTACGCCTCCATCTGGATTGTCCGCGCCCATCTCATTGCATCTGACAGCCCCAGCCCCAGGTCATCCACGATCAGCCTGCCAAGTTTCTCGTACCCGTAACCACTGTTTATCCCCACGAGCAGGTTGTCAATGATTGTCTGCGCTTGCAGCGGGGCGAGTTCATGCAGCCGCTTCCACGCCGCGGATCCTTCGGCCAGCACTTCGGAGATAGCCGTTGATTGCGGTACTTGGGCGGGCTTGACCGGCAGGCCGCGCAGAAGTAAAGCGGCGGCAATCAGGGCAGCGGAGTCAAGCCGCGCCTGTGATTGCGCTTCGGTGGTTATCCTTTGTAGTTCGGTTTCGAGATAAGCATCGTACCGGGCGAATTCGGAATTGAGCGCATCTACCAGGTCGTTGTACCGGCGCATCTGCGTAATGTTCGCGCCCGGGTTGCGTTCTATTTCCAGCAGTAGCAAATCAACTTTGTCCTTGAGACGCGCGGACATGAGGCCGTATGCGTTTATGAGCCGGTCTAAATCCGCCGCGTTTTGCTTATCCAGCCGGGCGCGGTATTTTGAGACTTGGGCGAGTAAGGGGTTATCGGGCATGTTCGTTTTGATTTTGTTTTACCGCTACATATCCATTGGCTTTTCTACAAAAATCTTCCAAATTCATCCATGATGGAGGCGCGGACGTTCCAACAAAATTTTCGTGGTCGCTAAAATAATCATAGTCGCGCTGGGTAAGAACGAAAGGCAATATACCAGCACCAAGTTTTATTTCCCATCCACCGGCTCTCAATTCCTTTACATATTTCGATGGGTCGGTTAAGCGAACTGTATTTGGGGGAATTTTTGGTAAATCAAGCGT